TTTTGGAATAGCCCCCATCTTATCCACCAATTATGGCCCCATGCGGTCGATGCATTCCCATGATGATGACGATAAGTCTGTAATCCGTAAAACCAATTGGCATTAAAACTACCGGTGATCATTCCCTCTTCCAGTTCCATGACCAGGTTTGCCTGTTCAATCCAATCTGTTAGGGGATTCCAACCTAAGTTCCAACTATCAGTTGTAAGGTTTCGACTAGCAATTGCCAAGAAGTCATTGATTCCGCCCTCTTCACCAGCCAACGATCGGACATGACCATAAGATTGTGTTTGGCCAAACCATTTTGTAACTGTGCAATCACCGACTGAAGCAACAGTGCCAGTTGTAGTTTTAAGTTTTGTGTTCTCAACAACATTGATAGGTAAGTTTTGATTATCTAAGCCGCCATTAAAAGCATCAATCCATTGATCAGAATTATCGTTGACTGACTGAGGTGTTACTTGTTCAAACCTCTTATTTATTTGTTCTGTGAATTTTTTCATCTTGATTGTCCTCGCTGAAGTCGTGTTGCCTGATTAAGCACTGGCATTTCAACTGTATCGAATAGTATATTGTAACTGACTAGATGAAATGGTGCTGTGCCTTTAAGGCCAAATTTAAATTGATTCATCAGGCCTGTATTCACATCATATCTGACGTGTATGAGGTTTTCATCTGTAATCACTGAAGTATTAACTATATGTGTAACCTTAGTAACAGTTAAATCAGCTGCACCAAACACACTGTTCTCGTTCTTGGTAAAAACTGTTTCTGGTTTTGCTTGTTTCTGGGCAGTTGTGTTACTGGTTACATAGCTATAATCTTTCTGGTAGTAGAAATCAAAGGTTGTATCGCCTTTCGACATAATCTGTAATTCAACTGAATAGACACGGTGCTTGGCGCTTTCGTCATTGAAATTAAACCATGCTGATTCCCAGTTTCTATTAACCTCATCACCATTAGCAACTGTAATTGATAATGTGCCATCAGTATCAGATGCTACTGTCGCTTTTTGTCCCCATGTGGCTTTAGAGCTTAGAACTTGTAGTGGCCCAAACTGATCAGTAGTACCGCTCACATATGATGGATTAGGATATGTCCAGACAGGCACAGTTCCCATTAAGAAGCGGCCATCAACAGTTGTTGTTAGTGCGTTATAGCATGTCCACTTATCTTCAGCAATTGCACCAAAGTATGACCATTGTGGTTTACTTGGTATGAGATTAAGCATCACACCTCTATTATTGCCAACAGTGCTTGCTTGATCAGCCCAATGCCACCATACAATCTCTTCTTGTGATGAATAAGCTGCAACACATCTGTGGATTTGTGTGCTATTTCTATGCTTTAGTTCTTCATCAATCATCTCAGATATCTTTTGGATTGCTAATGTGTCAGCATTAAGGCCACCACTTAGTTGCCAGATACCTGAATCATTCATAAAAACAATCCCGAGGTTAGGCACAGAGACAACTGAATTAGAAGCCTTAGTACCTATTGATGAATTGATTGTAGACATTGTGTATCCACTGTCCGTCTTTAGAATGATATTAACAGCGTTCTCTCTAAATACAATTAAGTTGCTGTAGAAAGCGACGATTTGTGTTACTGATCCGCCTTGTAAATTACTAAAATCAAAGAAAGAAGCAGTGCCAAATTGTTCGAATAAGCCTTGTTCTGAATAGATGATTTGATTATCTTTGGCTAGCCATAGTCGACCATCCCAAACATCGCCAAATTTATAAGATGTATCGATAACTGAGGAAGCAAATATACTAGGTGCAGGTTGTATTAAGAAGTTGTCTGGTAAATAGCTAACATACCAAGAGCTACTGTTTTCATTTATTTGTTTTTCAAAGTAGTATAGTTCACCGCTTAGAGCAATATTCTTGGTTCTATATATACGACGAGCAACTGTTCCTTCAGGCCCTCTTGGTATTTCCATTGATATATTATATAAGAATGTGCCGTCTGCTGATGTCCAACTTAGCTCTTCGATCGGTGATAGAGGTGATTCCGATCCGGTGCTACTGATATAACTAACACGCCAAGAATACTGAGATACCTTACCATCAGCTGTTCCTAAACCAAGTGCGCTTGTATCATTGTTCCAGATACTTGTGCCAGTCAACTGAAGAGGTGAAGATTGATTGTAAGTTGTGTTGTTCGTATTTACATGCGGTTGTGATGTGCTTTGTATAAAACCAAAATCACGGAATACCTTGTCTCCGCTGAACAGAATGGCTTTGTCTCTTCCGTTAATGATTAACAGGTGCTTACCTAAATGGATGTACTGTGTGCCAATCTCGGAGGCCTTGCGTATATGTCTGCCGTCTTGGATAACTGTTATGTCTGATAAGTAGTTTGTTCCGCCTTTATTACCTAACATATAATAGAGACGACCACCTTGTTCAACAAAAGTATAGATTGTATTGCTGTTGGATGGTTTCCATTGAAAGCAACTATCAACTGGTGTGTCAAAGTAGATGTCAAGCGATGACGCAGGAAATGAGAAAGTAGCAGGGAATTGCCACCATGATTCTGTCCCCATGTTTGCATGCCAACCACCTCGATCGTTATATCTACAGTTGACCACATTCTCAGCTGCTCCTAATGGAGGTACCAAGATGTCATTTACACCTGATGCAGGTATCATTCGTACTTTTTTCTGTGGTTTCATCTTTTATCCGTTGTGCTTCAATTGTTGCCAGCTATATCTGCCAATTCTTTGCCCCATATCAAATTGTCCACGACGAGGTGCTAGATCTATTTTATCAACATATCTTCGTTCTAATCCCTTAATAGCCTTGTCATACTTACCTGAATATGTATTGGACAGGCCTGTTTGTCCCATCTTTAAATAGATCTGTTCTAGTGCTTTATACACAATCAACTGATGGAATTCTACCGGTAGTTCAGGGCTATCAGTTTGAAGAAGTATATCTTTTGGTTTCCTCATATATCTCATAACCATTTGTCTGAAATATATTGTCTCAGCGTTTTCACCTGTTATCACCTTTTTGGTGTCATAACCTATTGGGCGAGGATGTAAGCGTATTTCTTGGTGTAATCCGTCTCTTTCAATGTATCTACTACTACCATTATCGAATGAATTGATATCAATAATGTTATGAGAAGATAACTGATCAGAAACAATAACTGGTTCTAAGTAAGTTGCTGTGTTTCGTGTACCACCACTAGTGACTGATAACCAACATGGTAGGCCTAATCGCTCACCTGTTGCTCTATCAACATTCTTATTCCAGTAGATTCTCTTACGATAACCTTCCCATTGTGTTGGCTGTTGATCAGCTGACTGAAAAGCATCAGCAGCGATAAGAACATCATCCCAACCTTTAAAGGTTACTACGATTGTACCAACACCTGCATCTAATTGTACATTGTGTGTTTTAGGTTCTGATAGTGGGCCAACCTTGCCGTCTTTAACAAATGCCCAACATAGTTCATAGTAGCCATTGGTAACTGTTCCACCGGCTGCTGTTGCTGTGCCTATCTGTTCTGCTGCTGGTATGTTGATTGAAGGTGTAGGTATATAAGCCTCAGCATATCCCATGGCTAAATCTACACGAAGATTGTAATCTTCTTCCCGTCTCGGTAGTAATCCTTGAGCTTTTCCCCTAACAGGAATAGCATTATAAGGTTCATCGCGATAGCCAATATAAAGAAGTTCAAGACAATCTTCAGGTAAATCGTAAGTTCTCTTCTTGATTGTCCATGTGAGGTCATCAGCATCTGTTGTTCCTTCAAATTGTCTGTCTAATAAGATCTGATTAGCACTTAATACTTTTGATATTATGTATTCTCGTGTTTGTATTTCTATTGGTTGCCCTTCCCATATATCAGTATAAGATAATCGCTTCATGTTGGCTGAGAATGTTACAGAACGAGAACCAAATGTGACATTAGCATTAACTTTTGTTGCTGATGCTTCTAAATCTGTGCCTGAGGTAATATCTGTATGAAGGCTGAGGTGTGCAAGTGCAGTGGAAAATGTCCAACGCTTTGCTGTCCATAATTCATAAAATGCGTCATTAAGTAGTTCATCAATTTGGTCATTGAAAACCTGTAATTCGGGAGAATAATCGGTAATATTTTTTACCTTTTCTCTGAGAGCTTTTAAATTCATATAATGTTCTCCTTATATCAATATTAGTAAATGTAAAAAAAAGAGGCTGATGTTTTAACACCAACCTCTTCCCATGTAAATACTAAGAGATGATTAGAATCTGCTCTTAACAAAAACGTTTGCTTTACCAGCAGCATGTCCAGTAATAGCGTAAGCTATACCTTCATGTGTAACTGTAGAAGCGATACCAGCAGCAGCAGATGCATCTAAGTTTGCACCAGCAGCAGTAGCGCCACCAACTTTGCAAGAAGCAAAGCCTGAAATTACAACGTCAACTTTATCACCATAAATCTTTAGCGCAACACCGACTGCTAAGCCAGTATTTGATGCTCCAGAATTGGCAGGTACGATGTATAACATCTGATCTGCACTGTTGGTTTTAGAGAGGTCGAGAGCAACCAAATCACCTTCAACAATTGTTGATGATTTAAGGAATGTCTCAATTTGACGTCTGTTAGAAGGAAACGAAGTTCCTGGATTTAATGATTGTACTAAATTACTTGTAGCCATGATAATCTCCTATGATTAAAAAGTGTTACCGTCAACGATAACGGAATTAGAACCTAAGTGATCAGCGATCAATTGGCACTTAACATAAAGTTGAGCAGCACGTGCTGTTGTACCACTGATGTGTTCGAATGGAGAAACAGCAAAGTCACCTTGTCTGTGCCATACCATCTTAATAGCATCGAAGTTCAACATATAACCTGTAAGAGGCTTACCAGCGTAAGTTCCTGCAGTAATTGTATAGTTTAATTGCGGATCAGCTTCAACAACTGCACCACCGAAAGCAACCTGCATACGGCCACCATCTAAAGTAGTTTCGTTGATGTAACGTTCTTGCTGAAATAACGCACGTCTGTAGTTAGCCATTCCTGCTTCGGAAAGAATCAAAGTATTGATTTCTCCCATTGGAGCAACTGAAGAGGCTTTGATTGATGATTCTTGAAGAGCAAGAATACCGTTAGTACCGAAGGCACCACCGCAATCAGCCAATTGGTTTTGCCAACCTGGTGTACTTTGGTAAGTTGTCTTAGAAACGCCACCAACAGTGTTAGTTTGTGTTCCTGGTGCTTCAGCTTCCAAAAATCCACCAACATCACCGTTAAGTGTGTTAACATCTGAAAGAACAGTTGAAGTACCAACAAGAATCTGCTTGTTAAGTTCACGACGAAGCATTCCCATCACTGAGCGCATACGTGCTTCAACGATTTTAACGATTGCTTTTTCGCCTTGATTTTCCAATTCTTCTTTCTTGGTGATAACGATAGGTGCTGTGAAATCAGCCCAGTTATAAATAGCTGGTTCTAATACATCATTTACTGCCAAGTTAACTGGCTCATATCCAGTTTGTAATTGTGTGATTGAGGAATGCTCTTGTAGAGCTAAGGGACGCTGAATCTTAATTCCACCGTCTTCGTATTCGATTCCACCATGTTTCCGACAATTGTCAAGAAATGGAACCTTTTGAAATAATTCGTCAACTTCACCATCTCTGATCGAGAACAGTGTTGAGGACAAAAGGTCATTTGATATAGCCATTGTATTCTCCTAAATAGCGTGTTTGTCTTTTACTGATTGTAAAATATATTAAGTTTGTTTGTTGTGAACGTGTTCCATAAGGAATGTCTGAACTGCAATCTTAATAAAAGTATTCCACGATTAGAAGTTAAATTAAGCCTTGTTCAGTTATGCCCCTATGTAAAAAAAATAATTAAATTATTATGCTATGCTCTCCGTCGATAGTCATCAAGCATCATCTGCAAGTTCTTACCTGGACATGCTGTCTTACCGCCTTCACGATGTGTTTGCACGTCCTCCCAGGTTAATCCGTATGTTATCTGTATAAATTCAACCAGGGATAACAAGGCTGTCCATGCTACCTTACACACATGGTCATTCTCGTAATTACCAGTAAGGCAGATACCAACTGAATGGGAATTCCATGTAGGACAATGAGCACCTTGTCGATGTATATCTCTGGCCTTGCTTATCTTTCCTGTTTCACCGTTAACAATGTAGTGATAGCCGATATCTGACCAGCCGTTATCTTCGACATGCCATTTTCTGATACGATCGACTGAGGTGTTCTTTTTCGATGCTGAATGGTGTATAACAATCTTAGTTGTCTTTTTGCGTGTTCTCATTACTTTGTTCCGTTTGCTTTATGCCATTGATACATTGCCCATGCATCACGTGACTTAGGTGGTTTAGGAGCAGCTGTGTTCTTGCCTGTCGATGTCTTGCTAAATGTTTGACGACGACTAGATTTCTGCTGTGCCATTTCCTCTCGTTCTAACGATGCCTGTGATGATTGTATCTTTGCTTTTACAATATAGAATGCGTCTTCTAACTTAAGTTCTGGTCGTGCCATTAACATCTGAGCAATGGGCATACGGTATTCTTCTCTTGTTAGTTCTGGATTAGAGCTCTTGAAGGATGCTAATTCCATTTGTCGTCGTTCTAGTTGTATCTTCTCTTGTGCAGGTTTCATCATCTCTTGCAACATAAGTGCTGCTTGGCGTTTAATCTCTGATTGCATACCTTGTTCTGAATAGACATCATGTCCCTCTTCAGTGGCGTGCTTTGACATCTCTTGTAGTAGTGGATTATTAAGTGTTGATTCTTTGGTGCTCATCAGTTCTTCACGAATGGCTTCAAGTTCTCTACGCTCGGCAGATAGTTCTTGTGTCTTGCGTGTGTATGAACTTCTTAGATTAGCAACGTGTTTACGAACATCTTCTGGTATATGTTCCATCCATTGATGTAGAGGCTTCATACCTTTATGTTGTGCGTCATCTGTAAATTCCGCGTAATCCTCTTCAGTGATTCCTAATAAGTCGTCTATAGTAAATACCTCTACTACTTCTTCTGTATCTTCTACGACATCCTCGTTGGTTTCTGTATCTACTACTTCTTCGACAATCTCAGCGTCAACTGAGGTATTGTTTAATTCTGACATGTATTTTCCTCTTGTCTTTTATGTTGGTGGCCTTTTCTTTGGTGATTTCTTTGACCATAACTTCTTACAAGCCCAATAAGAAGCGGTTAATTTATCTGTACGTTCCGAACATTTATGGCGCGCTTTGTAAGATTTACGAGCTGCATCAGAATAATTGTGTCCATATCCTTTAGCACCAAACTTAATAAGCTTTTCCTTACCGTCAGCACAACCTTTAACGACACGCTTCTTCTTTGCATATCCAGGTTCGCCTTTCCGTAGAGGTCGAGGTTTATTACATTTCATCTTATCTTTATCAATGCGCTTTGCCATTACTTCTTTCCTTTCTTCTCTGCTTTTGTTATCGCCTTTCCAGCTTTAACTGCTGACTTATAAGCTTTAGAACCTTTGCGTGCTGGTGCTTCACCACGAGCTCTTTTAGCTCTAATGTTTTCCCATAATCCTGGACGCTTTGTCTTAGGTTTATTACGCTTAGCCAACTTTCTTTCAGCAGCTGCTTTATTACGATGGTAGCCTTTAACGCCTTTTATCTTCCAGCCTCTTGGTGTATCGTAGATCATTTCTTTCTCTTGGGCATTGACTTACGCTTAACTGGTTTAGGCATCTTCTTCTTCTTATACATTGGCATTACATTCTTCCTGCAAATAAGTTGTCCATTTGTTCTGATGACATGTCTTCGCCTTCCATAGCAGTTTCAGCACCACTAACTTCTTCCATGTCTGGTTCGTCTTCCATTTCAGGTGGATTACGAAGGAATGATCTGAATTCTCTGTTGCCAGCAATTGCTGTAATCTTTCCTGCGATCGACTGAAGTGCCATATCATCTGTCATGTCTTCCATAACAAAATCCATTTCACTGTCTAGTACATCAGCATCAACAGCTGCATTAACAGCACCTTGAAACATAGCCAGAACACGAACAAAATCAGTTGGTAAACGGCCATCCAAATCTTCATCGAACTGAGGATAATCAGGTGTTTGTTCGAATAGAGGTAATAATCTATTTGTTGCTGCAACAAGGTTATTCAGTTGTTTACGAGAATAGCGACCAGATGGTGCCATTTCTTCGTACATCATTTCGTCTTCCCCTTCAGCGGATTCTATTTCAATGGCTAGTGCTACAGTTGGCTCCTCAGCCATCATCTCACCTTCCATCATTCGTTTGTCTTTCATTTGCATATTATGCTCCCTTTTTAAAAAGTTTGTCTAGTTTTCCGGATATCGCGTCTTCAGCAGTAAAAGCCATTGTGCAAGCCTCTTCTGCTGTCATGCCTTCCGCAAGTGCGTTATTGTAAATTGTTGTTAGTCGATTAATCTCTGCTTCTCTTTCGTTCTCTACCTTCCACCATTTCTCATACCATTCAGTATCCTTTGTAAGCTCTGATTCCTTCACAAAGCCTCTCTCTTTCATTATCTCTTCTTCAGCACCTTTACTATCAACGATTCTACCAAGTGCTAATGAATAATAACCTGGACGATCTGAGGATGTAAATTCTTCGAAGTTTGTAAAGATTGACATGTCATCAACGTAATGGTGCAACATAGTATCTTCATCATAAGGACATGTTATTTGCTTTTGTCTGTATTCGTCACCTGTCTTAACTGAATAGAAGCATGTTTCACATCGATGGTATATTGTCATTGTGCTCCTCCCATTAACTGCATCAACTGTTCTGGGCTAGGCCCTGGTGTTCCCGCTGTTGCTTCTGGTGTTACACCTGGTAATTCACTTGGTGGTAATTGGGGCTCTGGTTCTGGTGCATCTAAGAATGACTGAGGAAGGTCGAATAAGCGTATTATCTCTTCTTTAATCTTAACTGGTGATACACCTAATTGTGTTAGAACTGGGAATAGATTGATTAGTGATTGTTTCTTTATCTCTGCAGATACAGGTGTTGATGCTTGGTCAAGTGCTATAATCTTAAACTTAGCGTCTAGATCAGAAGGTTGAATAACCATTGGCATATCTTTGACTAACACTGTTGCTTTGTCACCGTCTTCAGCCATTAGTGATATTGATCTGAGGTATATCATTGCTAACGTTTCAATTGCAACATCGCGTTCTCTTGCTAGCTTACCTAACTGAGAGGCACTGTATTGTGCTAATGCCGATATCTCTGTTGCTGTTACACCTGTTGTTTCACCACGAGAGAATGGTGCCAAGATGGTTCCTCTGTTTATGTCAGATTCAATCTGTGCTAGGTAACGGTCGAAGTTGGATGATATTGGTTCTACACCTACTTGTTGTATCACACCAGCCAATGTTGGCTCATCAACAGGAATCATTGCACCGTCTTGTCCACTTGTAATTGCTGCTAAAGCTTCTTCATCTAGTGTGCCCTCTTTGTAGAGGTATTGACGGGAATCACGACGTACTGCATTGGCCCAATAGGTTCTGAGGATATTCTTTTCGTAGAACTGATCGTAAACACGACTAACGGCTGAGATACCACGAAGAGGACGTTCTGGTCGACGACTGTAATAAAGTGGTGCGATAGGTATGACTGGTTGGTCATCATAGGTTCGTAGAGGTATTTGTGCTTTAGATAATAGTTGTTTATCACCTTGTAAATTTGGTGACCATACATATAGGTTGTCGTATGACAGATCGTATAGTTCTACGATTTTAATGTATTGGTATTCTTCAGGTAAATCATCAGATTGCACTGCTTTTTTCTGTATGGAGAAGTAGTCATCTTTTGGTTGTGGATTCCAATCTTTGTTGCCGTATTTCTCTTTGGCTTCGTTAAGAGGTAAGTAGTAGATATGGCCACAAAAGCGTTGTGTATCCCATGAACTGGCATCCGGATCAACGATAACTTCCCATGGTACAACAGCACGTATCTCTGTCATGGACAACATATCATCTGAACTTCTTGGTGATAGCTTTAAGAATGACTGAGGATAGATTAGGGCCAAGCGTGATGCTATTTCTATTTGTGTTCGCTGATTAAACAGCCATCTATTTGCTGCTGCTTGTGCTAATTCAGGATTACCATTTGGTGATGCAGTATCTGCTGATATAACAACTGCTGGATTCTTGGTGAATAGAGATGATTGAAAGCCTTCAACAAAGCTATAACAATCAGAGGTTTCAATTCTGATCATTGAAGGAGCAAAGTCACCATCATTCCAAAACTTGGTTTCATATGACTTCTTATAACGGTTCATTGCCGGCCTAAGGTCATTCCAATGATGCTCATGTTCTTCAATGATAGTCATTATCAATTTAATGATATCTCGTCTGGTTTTCATTATATGTTCTCCTAACAAATATTGTAAAATGTAAAATCAATATGATTCTAGTATCTTCTGTGTTCTTTCTGTCGTTCTCTTGTCTTCTTCGCATTACCGTTAATAATCCACTGAGGTAGATATGCCTGTTGCTTTATCTTAACGCCTTGTAAGCACCAATTACACAGTGCCAATGCCATTGCCGAATCACTGTGACTGTCTAGTACTTGACTAAACTTGATGATGCCTTTCTCATCTACTGTTATGCTTCTCAGTTCTGTCATGGTGATGTTGTCTATGATGTTTATTGCACCGCTTTGGATGTCACGCTTCAGTGCTTCGAATAGTAGTGGTTTAGATTTACCTGTTGTTAAGAAATCTTTGCCTTCTGGTGTCTTCCATAATCGACTATAACCATGACCTACTTCATTAATGGTTGCCAATCCGTAGTTATTAGCCTCAACCAACACCATAGCATTGTTGTATTGTTGTGCCAGTGTTATGATGTATTCAGCCAGTGCGATAGGAGATGTTTGGTTGCTACGATATATGCATACTGGTTGTCCTGTATTCTTGCACATCACCATGATGACGCTGTAATCTCTTCCTACACCACCTGACGTATCAACACCTATTGCATAACTATAATCTGGATGTGGTTGTGCCAGTGTTGTCCATTCCTTTGGTTCGACTGATATGACATTAACATATTGGAAATCATCGTGTCTAAAGTATGTGCTACCACTGATACGATATGCTTCTTCTAGTGTCAAGGGATATTCTCTAATAAACTTTTCCCAACCAATCTTAGACACCTTCTCTCTACGCCATGTTAACTGTTCCCAATCTAAGTCATGTTCTAATCCTAACTTCAGTTCGTCTTCTGACCATTCAATGCTCTCATCTAGTGGTAATCTATAGTTCTCATGATCTGACCATTTAAAGAATAAATACTTGTAATCTGCAGCACCTGTTTGCACCTTCAGTACTTCTTTGTGTAAGCAGTCGTTGTAATAGTTGGCTGTACTTTCAATGATCAGCTGTCCATCGTTTAGTGCTGCCATGGCTGTTGCTTTTAGCTCATCTGGATTCTCACTGAAAGCGTATTCCGATATCATAATCTTAGATGCTGTGAAAGAACGTAAGCCACCGCGTTGTGATGATGCTACTGCTATTAGTCGACCACCGCCTGCAAATGACATCTCTGTGCTATTATCTACATCCAGTTCACGGCGTAGTGGTTTTGGTAAGAAGTTATACATGTTCTTTGCAATATTCAGTAAGTGTTTAGATGATGATAACTTATAACTGAGGATAGCAAAGGTTACTGGTTCTTTAGATCGATAAGCAAGGCAAAACAGATAAGCAATAATAATAGTGCTGCTTCCAATTTGGCGAGGCTTAACAACAATTGTGTCTGTTCCATGTTCTAGTGTCTCTATGATTTGTATTTGTTCTGCTGTTGGTGATAGAGCAATTCGCTTACCGTCTTTATTGATTATCCCCTGCTTAGAGATAAAATCTAGCACTGGCATTTCCCTTGCTAATTCGATTAAGTCGGTCATTTAACTGCTGCTAACCAAGTTTTAATCTCAGCAACTTCTTCGCTATTGTCTTCTTTCTTTTCAGGCATCTTGTTTAACTGATCGATAAGAGATATCAGGTGGTTAGCTGATAGTGTTTGTAATCGACCGTCTTTCTTTAGTTCAGCAGAAGACAGCGCTATGAGCGCCCAGATTAAATCTTCAGTACTTCTTTGGGCTACTGCTCGGTTAATAAGTGTTGATGGTTTAGGTGGCCTTTTATAGGGCTTTTTAGTAGAGGTGTTGGACATACCAATCTCCTTTGTTATCTCTTTGTAAGGCTTAGTGCCTATTCGTTAGCATATAAATGTAAAAGGATGTTATTGTTTCTCATTGTATTTATCTTGTAATTTCTTAATGCTTTTATCGTAATGATATTTTATATTTTGTCTTGTGTATCCCATCTCTCTTCCGATCTGAGCGAATGATTTGTTCTTGAATAGTTTGTCCTTTACAATCTTTCTCTCTTTCTTTGTTAGATGTCTTAGCATTTTATGTGCTAACTTCTCTCTTCCGTCGTAATCTTTAGGAGGAGGTGGAGGTGGTTCGTATCCGTCTATTCTATTCTCCATCTCTTCAGTCGGATCGTATTTATCGTTTAGATCGAACCACCAATCATCTGCACCTGCGTATCTGAATTGCCATGGATTGTGTTGTATGATGGGATGTTCTTCATCTAATTTCTTTAGCCTTCTTGCCCAAGATTTAGATATGGCTTTAGATGTACGACGTTTGCCCATGTTTACATCTCTTTGTTTTGATAGGTTTTCCTATTACTAATGAATAACTTTATCTCTGTATTCATCTGTGATAACTTAAGATTTAATTCCTTCAGTTCTTGTAGTGTATGTTGCATTAAATCTATTTCTTGTTCTATAGAGCCTGATACTTCTGTTTGTATTTCACCTGATAGTTTAGGCCACTTAGATGGTAGATATATTTTTGTTTTCATTTGGACACCGCCACATTATTATTGATTACTTGTATTGAATTATTGATGTCAGTATAGAAGTCAAAGTTTATAAACCACTGAGAATCTGTCTCTTCATCATCAAGGTTCATGTTATAGTTGATAGTGTATTCTTTACCATTGCTATCTATTACATCAAAGTTAAGCAACTGAGGATAACATAGATCTTGTTCTTCTTGTTCATCTCTCCATATACCTTTTATTGTTGCCCAAATATTACAATCATTGCTACTGACAAATATATTGTCGTCTATTTTAAATTGTGATTTGATTTTTAATTCATCAGGATTTTGATATACAATTATTACGTTTTTATAAGATTTCATATTACCTCCACAGTTAATGATTCCTACTTCTATTATAAGTATCTAGTAAAAAATGTAAAATCCAAATTATTTTAAAAAAAAGAGACAGATCTAAAAAACTAACTGTGGAGGAAATGATCTGTCTCTTTATATCTTACATTAATCCTAAGAATAATAAAACATCTTCATCATCTTTTAGAATGTTCTTTAGTTTCTTTACAGCTGCTTTTTCTATTTGCTGAATATTCGATCGTGTAGTTCTAGTTTTAGTTATGCCTAAATTAAATAACTTATCAGATACTTCTTCTAATGTATATCTTCTATCTTCTTCTAAAGAATCTAACCATGACTGAGGAAGAGGTTCTCTATCAGTTCTGTTCTTACTAGATTTATAATCTTCTATACTTTCAACAACTGAGGTATTATTAGTTCTTATATACTTACTTAATAGATGCCAACTTAGATTCAGTTCTTTACATGCTGCAGCCATTGAAGGATAAGTTATATTATCTATAGTTATTTGTCTCATTAATTCCTTTATAAGTTAAGTTACTTAATTATATGTCACTTCTTTATTGTTACCTAATTTCATAAAGAATGTATGTGGTATTTTATAATCAGTAGTTCTATCGTAAAACTGAAGAGCAGATTTATTCCATCTAGATATTGCTCTTGTCTCTTTTAAAGTATAAGAATAGTAACCATCATTTACAAATTCTTCAATGAACATATCAAA